AGGTATCGCCCTTCCGAATGCTCAGGGTGGGGGGCTCCCGAAGGGGGGATCGAGCAGATGAAATTAGACGCTTCGCCGGAAAATTGCACGTCAGTGCGTAAGTATCTGAACGACCGTAGTTTATGTCCACGCTGGAGACTTTGTCCAGGGTGTGAGAAAGTACGCGCAAAGAGAAATCAGTGGAAGATTGCCAGGAGCTTACAGTATGATATCGATTTGGCAGAAGAACAAGAAGCACCAATTAAAATTGGAGTTTTGACTTCGACGCTACCTGGTAAAGAGTCGAAGATTCGGTCAGCCAGTCTAAGTGAACAATATGATTACTTGACGAAGAGGACTACAATGTCCGGTTACACTGGATGGCACAGTATGCGTGGTCTTAACACCAGACTGAAAGAATGGGGAATATCCGGTGGTTCCCATTTCATTGAATTTACCAATGCCTCCGGCAACCAATGGAATACTCACATGCATTCTGTGTTGGTGGGATTCGAAGAAGACTGGAATGTTCCTCTCAAGGAAACAACAGCTGTTCGAGAATGGAATGACGATCTAACGATGAAGCTTCAGACAGAGAAGCTTGAGAATAAGACCAGGAGTAACAAACGGATCTTGGAACCGTTGGGCCTAGGTCGACTATACACTTTGGATATTGCCAGCGAAGATGAGTTGGCATCAATTGCACGTTATTCGAAGAAAGTAGAATACGTGACAAAGCCAGTAAAAGTTCCAGATAACAAATTACCTGAAGTCTCTGACTTCCTGAATGGTAAGGTCAATTTGAAAGATGTTACTTTTGGCGGAATAACGAGTTCTAAGTCAACTCGAAGTATTCCACGTCTTGCACGACCATTTGGAGACTGGATGAGAAATGGCCCGGAAAGACAATATGCTAATTTCTTGTAGAGAGGGCATGGCCCGCACGCATACAATGAAGAAGAAAAAGAATGATCCTTCATTCAGAAAGAAAAAATCCTTGGAATATTTTCCAGTTCAACGCCGAACATCATTAGCTCTAGCAGCGGGTGCTCCATTCCAATCCTGCCAGTTTGATGCAGGGCGGATATTGAGCTCAATGAATCACAGACTTTACCGCTACGGAAAGCGTTACACAATGAAGTTGGATCTTGATCCAGCTGCAGCAACACCTGGTGTAGCATTTACAGTTTGGAAATTGTCTGATACCTGGATGAATCAGAAAGCGTTCGAAGAAGCAGCTGCAGTCTTCAAGCGAGCGTACACAGACGAACGAGAGAATCTCTCGAAGGAAGCTCGAGCTCGTTGGTTTGATTTCAGAGTAAACAGTGGAATTGATGTGGTCACAACACCACTCACTTTACCTGTTGTAGACTCGAATCCAATTACAGCTCCTTATGCACGTCTTACTGCAGGAGAATTCGTCGACTCTATTGTCGAGGATGCCGCAGGTGCAACCAAGACTTTCACTTGGGCAGCTGCATCAACCGGATCAAGTTATTCTGTGATCGCAGAATATGACTTGGCTGGTAACACAAATATTAGTCCTACAACGCCAACCGGCGCAGGTCCATATGATGACCTCGAAGCCGATGCATCTGCAGTTGAAATGCAGGCTCTGCAAAACCGTGGCAACGATCCTCCATACGATGCAAACGGACTTCCATCTGTCTGGACTAAAGTTGGAGCTTTAGAACAAGGTACGGCAGGAGCACAGAAATTATCCACGGGATTCTTTGATGCCCCGTGTGGAATTGTCTTGATCGTGGCTACAGGCGCAGCGATGAACACTGCAGATAATTTGCTCAGTGTTGAGTTCGCCTCCGGAGATTACAAAGGCGTAAAAGCCCATAATATGGAGCGATTGTAATGGTTGCACCAGAAACCACAACCAATGCAGTAGACGTTTCCGTCACAGCAGCTAAGGTTGGTTCGATTGCAGCTCACGTAAGAGAAAATAACGTAGCCTACCTACTCGGTATTGGCATACTCCACATGCTCGGAATAACCGAAAGAGTGTGGACGTATGGATCAGGCATGTGTTAAACATACCAGAAGGTGTGACTCTTGTGGTTACACGTTACAAGCTCGAGATTGTAAGAAAATCATAATTGGTGAATTACCTGGTAATCCTTCAGAAGGATCACATGTTATTCATTGCATTTGCTACCAATGCGGAGAGGAGTGGGTGGAATGACCCTCACTTCCATCTGCGAAGCCCGAGCGGCTCGTAGGCCTGCATTTTCCGGTGACGCCCGGGAAATGCCAGGACAAGATGTGACGAAAAGTTCTGCTCGCAGGACTTTTGGCAAACGCTCCAAAGTATACTTACTTGTTATACTACACTACCTGCTAAAAAATAACATCACATTTATGTGGGGTATGGAGCAGGGAAGAATGCCCCCCATCGCTTACCGAGGTATCGCCCTTCCGAATGCTCAGGGTGGGGGGCTCCCGAAGGGGGGATCGAGCAGATGAAATTAGACGCTTCGCCGGAAAATTGCACGTCAGTGCGT